ATGTTAATCACTGAATCTCAGTTGAACCGTTCCACAACTGGCTTCGAAAACATTCTTGACGAAGCAGTATACTTGAACGAAACTGAATCTGCTCTCAGCCCTGTTGCTGTTCCTGTAGTTGAAAACTCCCGTATTGGTGCTGCAGTTGTTAACTTTGCTGACGTTGAACGTTTGGCAGAAGAAAACTGCATGGACTACTTCGAAGCTGTTGATGCTATCGCTGAAGCTAACGAAATTGATGTTGATTCCATCGCTGTTGCTGTTGATGAAGCTCGTATCATCATGGACCCAGAAATCGTTAACGAATGCCATAATGTAGTTGTTCGCCCTATTAGCGAAAACTCCGACGCATTTATTTTCGTTGATATGATGCTTGAAGCATTCGAAAACACTGGCGACGTTACTTTCATGAACATGATTATTGACGAAACTGAAGGTGGCAATTCTGCAGAACAAGGCCAAAAAGTAGTAGATGCTAATGGCACAGATAATAAACCTGCTGGTGATGGCGATAAAGAAGTTGGCACTATCCGTAAATGGTTAGACAAAATTAAAGAAAACTGCTATAACCGTCCAAAAGAATGGATTGCTAACAAAATTGCAGCTCTTAACCTTAAAGCTGAAGCTTACAAAAAGAAAACAGCTGACATGGGTGGCAAAGCTCCTTGGTACCGCAAAATCGTTGATATGATTATGAAAGCTATCGCATGGTTGACTGCTAAAATGTCTAGCCCAGAACGCCGTACTGAAGTAGCTAAAAAATTAGCTGATGAAAAAGCTAAAAAAGACGCTGAAGCAAAATAATCTATAAGAATTATAAAAGATATAATTATTTTTAGATAATACAATTGACCTAGGGGCTTAATGCTCCTAGGTCTTTTTTGTGTTTCAAATACCTATGACACTTTAGTAATTTAATCAAGATAAAAAGTAATGAGGTATTTATATGGGATATTTTAAATCTTATTCTTTGAATCTAACTGAAGATTCAAAACCATCATCTACTCTAGATGCATATATAAAAATAATTACAAGTTTCGCCTTATCTACATTAATAGGGCAAGCTATAAAAATCTTTGTAGAAGATAAAGTAACAGAAGATTTTGTTATTAAGTTAGAAGCTTATAAATCTAATAAGAAATTCTATAATTATCTATCTACAGAAGTATCTAAGGTTTATAAAAAGAATCCAGCTTATAAGAGAATGACTTATGAAGATTATCTTCAAACACCTTTATCTAAAAAGATGAAAGCATTCTATAATAAGAAAGATCTTAAAACTGTAGCTAAGAAAGTAAAAGATGCTTTAGCTGCTGGTACTATAAATGCATTAGTTGGAGCTATGTTTAAATTCCCTGGTGGGAAATCTATGATCATTCCAATCTTCTATGTATTAAATAAGAACCATATTGGGCTTGGAAGAAGTTTCATGTATATGGCTCTAGAAATAGAAGGTGCTTTAGTATTGTTAGGTCTTAATTTTGGTAAGACTGGTAATCTATTTATAAATGAAGTAGAGTTGTATAGCTTCGATGAGAATAATGATATTGTTCGCGTACCAATTCCAAGACCTCCAGTAAGATTGTATCAACTTACAAAAGAAGATATGAAAAAGATTACTAAGAAAATGGAAGAGTATAAGAACAAAAATACTAATCAAAATCCAGACCAATTGCTTGTGGATTATATTAAAGAATTGAGAGATGAATTATGTTAAAAGATGACTTTTTTAATGCAATCTCTGAATCATGTGAATATGATGCTATCTTAGATATGGTTCAAGAGAATAGAGATATGCTTCTTTGGATGTATGAAAATGGATACATCTCTCAAGAATATTTTGAAGAAGCAGAAAACTCTGGAAATGATCAATGGAGATTAGATAATATAACCGCTATCAAAGCTAATCTTAAAAAGTTTAAAGATTATGCAAATAATCAGGGTAAACAAAATAACGAATGGCTTATTCAAAATAGAGATTATATAATCGATCAACAAAAATATCCAGTTAAAAGTGGAGCAAATATACAAAACGCTCCTACATACACAACAGCTTTTGCTAGAATTAAGAAACCATTAAGTTCTAATATAAATGGTGTAGATTTAAAAAGAGTTACTATCTTAGATGCAAAAGCAAATAACTTACAAGGCGATGCTAAAAAGCAAGCTGATTATAAAAATAATTTATGGTTTAAAAAGATGCTTGTAACAGATTATAATGGACAAGGACCTTTTGATAAATTTGCTAGAGATTATTACTACGGAATTGATAAAAAGATAAACTTACAATCACAAGATATTCAGCAATTACTTCCTAAGGCATACAACTTCTGTACTACTTATAATGCATTGATTAAATCTTTAGAAACAGATGTAAATGGGATTATAAATTATATCAATAAGAATCCTATTACTGGTAACCAAGAACCTACATTGAGTCAAGCTCAATTAGCTGCTAATAAGAATGCTTCTGATGTGAATAAATCGAATACTCAAGGCATGGCTACCAAACCAGTAAATGCTGATACAGATTATTCCTTATTTGTATCAACTTATTTTAAAGATTTATTATCTGAAGATGATCAAACCAAAACTTCCACAGCAACTCCTAAAATGTCTTTCTCCAGTAATTCATCTAATGGTGATAATAATCAAGATGGATCTAATCAACCACAAAATCAAAATAAACCTAAACAAGATCCTGAAGATAGCGAAACGGTAATTTATAATAAAAAGAAATTGGTTTGCGATATTCTAAAACAAGCATTAAACGCTAAGATGACGGCAGCTGGTATGTTGTATAGAGATTTATTTTCTTATATGCAATCTCATGTAAACAGCTATTCTAAGAAAGCAAATCAAAATAATCAAAAACAACAACAAGAAAAGCTTAATACAAATCCTAATAAACAATCTACTGATCAAAACAATACTCAAAATGGAGGTGAATAGGAATGCCTCTATATGAACTTGATGAAGCAAGAACTATTAAGACTATTGAAGGCTTAGTTAGAAAGTTTAAACGAATCACATCTGGTAAAACTCATCATAACCCAGATATGAGAAAGTATCAAAAGACTTTCTTAGGGGATAGATTTGTAGCACAACCTAAGAAGGCTGGAGACTGGAAAAATAAACAAGATACTGATGGAAATCCTAACACCTATAAATAATAAATACCCATACTCTTTATGAGTATGGGTACAATTTTGTGTTTAATTATATACTATAATAGTGAGTAGCAATAGCTGTATTAAATAGGAGGTTAGAATGATTCCAATTATATTATTACCAGTAGAGTCTTTAATATCTGCAGTTCCTGTTATAGCAGGAACTGGTCTTAATTTATTATATAAATACAATAGACCATATGTGGATAATCTAGGTTCAAGTTTCTATGACTTTTCAGATAGTATAGAAGAAGATTCTAAATCTGAGAAATACTGTAGCATGAAAGAATATCAAGCAGTATTTAATGCTCAGAAAAATAAGAGAGGTTAACCCCTCTTTTATTTTTTTTGAAATCATCACTCAATATTACTTGACCTTAGTATAATAGAAAATAAGTAAAAAGAGAGCTGGTGACGATATAAATGCTTATTGATATGCTATTATTATTTGCAGTACATTGCTTGGCAGATTATCCTCTCCAAGGGGAATATCTAGAAAGAAACAAAAGAAAGTCTTTATATCTTTTAACCTGTCATTGTGTTTTATATTCCTCTATAGTATGGGTAGGATATTGTTTGATTACTGGAAGCAATTTTCATGATTATTTCAGTAAAGTTATTTTTTTAATCATTTTCATCTCCCATCTATTAATAGATTTTGGTAAGTGTTATGCTATGAACTCTTTAATTTTAGAACGAATTAATGGGTTAATAGATAATGAAAAGTTTAGAAGATTAGAAGCTACATTGAATAAATTTGATCAATTATTCCATATCATAATTCTTTTCATCATTTACTTTTGCAAGTACTGACCACTTAATAATTGAATTATAATGATAGGAGGAAATGATGAAAAGATATCCTTGTCCTTATTGTAGCGAAACTTATCATCGAGATGATTTAGTTAAGCATATAGAACGTAAACATGATGAAGAAATTCCAGAGGGTTATACAGCATATAGATTAGTATACGATATCGTGAATAATAAAAAAGGTCATGGTAACTGCACTGTGTGTGGTAATCCTACTAAATGGAATGAAAAACGTCAAAAGTATGAACGTCTATGTGGAAATCCTAAATGCTATGAGACTGTTAAAAAGACTTAT